GTGGTGCCCGCCAACACCAACTTCACACCAAGTTGTTCACACACTTGAGCCGCAATGTCAACACCTTTAGACCACACCATACGACCACACATTAAGAAATAATCTTCTTTCTTTTCAGTGTATTCGAATTCATTCAGGTCAAAACCAGATGGAATAGCAACATCATAAAACTTATATTCAGCAGTTGCAACTTTGTCTGGACCTTGGAGGCCATGCATGACAGCATATGATTCATATACTTTGTATGGTGCAAAAGATGATGGATAACCAATAGAAGGCTCAACACAAATCAAATCTGAGTGTGCATCACAAACTGGTTTCTGCGCCAGACCAAAGAAACATAGAATAATATCGTGTGGCTGTTTGCGTTTCCCAATCTCTACAATACAATTATCATTAAACGTTTTGAAAACTTCATCTTGTTGGTTGTATTTTAAACCTTGATTTTTCCAGTCATATATACCGTAAACCTTTTCGTTTAATGCACGTGTTGTGACTGTGACATGTTCATCACATATAACATCAGAGTCATCACGTCCATAATGAATGACATGCATACCCATGTCTTTGTACATTTTGCAAAAGTTAATCACTTTTTGAGTAAACGCACAAACCGTGTACTCTTTTGTCGATGCCGTATGTGGAACCGACAACACATGTAATCTAATCATTTTAATCCTAAATCATACTCTGTTAATACTTTGAAAGCCCATCCACGGTCTAGACAGAACTCGGTTGCGGCTTTCCATTTTGCTTCATTAATACCCCAAGTAACCACTTCCTGGATGTATTGTTTCGTGACTTTCTTCTTTTTCTCTGGTGGTTTAGTCTGTTTTGCTGGTTTTACTTCAATAATCATCACTCGGATTGTATCATCTTTTTGCTTAACTTTCACGTAAAAATCAGGAAAATAACGGTGAACACGGTTGTCTACCGGAGATTTATATGGTATCGAAAACTCTTCAGAACCCCATTCTAGAATGGTATCGTTTGAGTCAAGCCAATTCATCACTCGGCATTCCCATGTCGAACGATAAATGATATTTTTTGAGTCTCCACGATACTTTTGTGGGTTTCTTGGTGTGAATTTGCCGCTGTATGCCATATAAATATGTATATTACCTTCTTAAAATAACAAAAACCATGCCAATATCTATCCCGACCTCAATAGCAGGTATTTCAGTACCAGGTACCATCAACGGTCCTCTCCAGTTGCTGTATGGAAATAAGTATGAATTTGGAACTCATAGATATCCCAGAAATTTGGGCACCGACTCAACAAGAAGTCATGTAATTAGATTTACAAGTATGATGCCGGATCCAAATGCTCAGCCAGCAACGGCCACGAAAGCCGTTGAGGCGTTCAGTCAGTTTAGTGAGGGAAAGTTTCTGGAAGCTGGAAAAGTTGCCGCAGGTGCAGTTAATGAATTGGTTGCGGCTGATGTACTAAGGATAGTCCATGAAACAATTTCATTGTACATTCCGGATACAGTGAACGTACAATATTCAACACAATATGATTCTAGTATCGAACTTACTTCTACGTTGGGTAAACCATTTTTTCTTGCACAAGCAGGCACATCGTTGACAGATTTATTGATGAAAAAAGGTGATTCTGCGGAAAAGATTGGAAATAATGTTGCTAACGATCCATATTTAAGGGCCGCTGCCGCAAGTCTTTTAGGCAAAAAACTCGGTTTGAGTGGTTTGCAACCACTTGCGCTAAGAGCATTGGGTCAAGCATTCAACCCACAGTTACAAGTTTTATTTCAACAAGTAAATTTCAGGTCTTTCCAATTCGATTTCTTGTTTACACCCTACAGTAAAGAGGAAACAGAAACGGTAAAAAAAATCATTAAGTCTTTTAAATTTGCGGCCGCACCTAAAATTAAAAAAGGTTCTTTTGGTTTTGCAGAATCTTTATTTGTTGATGTTCCTTATCCTTTTGAAATAGAGTTCTTATACAAAGGAAAAGCAAACGAATACGTACACAAAATAGGTCGTAGTGTTTTAGAAAATATATCAGTAGATTATGGACCAAACGGATGGGCAACATTCAATGATGGTTCACCTGTACAAATAAGAATGTCACTCCAATTCACGGAAACTGTCATTGTCGATAAAAATAGAATTGAGGAAGGTTTCTAATGTATTATTTCGACACATTACCTAAAATAGTTACTCCGGACCAAAATGGTTATCCAATATTGATGACCAATCTTCTGACTAGAGCCGCACTGGTTCAAGAATTGATAAACAATCCAATGCTTTTTTATCAATATGCAATACAAGAAGGTGATACACCAGAAATCGTTGCAGACAAATATTATGGTGATCCATTTAAATACTGGATCGTATTATTCTCAAATCAAATTTTAGATCCAATTTGGGAATGGCCAATGCCATATGCATCGTTTCTAAAATACATTGATGCAAAATATATAACAGAAGCTGAAGCTGAGAATAAAACACCATTTGAATACGTAAACACAACAGTTTATCAATATGAAAAAGTAGTTACAACAACAGATAAAACAACCGATATATCAACGATAAAAAAAGTATCTATAACGCAAAGTGTTTATAATGCACTTTCAGAATCTACAGTAACATATGATATACCGGATCCTCCAGTTGCAAACGGAACACAATGTATTGTATCAACAACAAAAAATATTGTAACATTATATGATTATGAAGAAGATTTGAATGAATCTAGAAGACAAATAAAATTGTTAAATGAGGTCTACGTTGGTGAGATGGAAGAACAACTTAAACTTCTGATGAGAGTTGAATAATGAATAAAATTGAAGTTGCTGGTGGATCGTCTATTATTGCTCCTAAGCCACAGGAAACTGTGCAAACTGCTGGTTTAGTTTTAGCCGACCAGTTCAGTCTTGACGAAATATATTTGATTACATCATCCGGTAAAACAAATCTTAAAAACATGTTCCTAGAAGTATCTTTTTATGAAGATATTTTTAAAGGTATAATGAGTGGTAATGTTTTAATCACAGATTCTATTAGTCTAATTGATAGACTTGCCATGACAGGATTCGATTATTTAAAACTTAAATTTAAAAAGTCCACAAAAGTATCAGAACAATATGCGACTGAAAAATACTTTAGAATTTACAGAGTGTCTGAAAGAATCTTGAACAATAATTCGACAGAAACATACACATTACATTTTTGCTCAGAAGAACTTTTACTTTCGGAACAAACTAAAATAAGTAAATCATATTCTGGGAAAAAAATCTCAGATATGATTTATGATATACTTTCTAATAAATTAAAAATTGATAAAAAGTATATTAGAATGCAAGAGACTGATGGGTTATATGATTTTGTAATACCATATAAGAAACCAATTGAGGCTATCAATTGGCTTGCAAGTTATGCAAAACCTGTCGGTAAAGACGGCGCAGATTTTTTATTCTTTGAAAATTCGGAAGGTTTTAATTTTTATTCATTGCAAAGTTTATTTACACAAAATGCATACACAAGATACTCATACATTCCCAGAAATTTAGGCAAGTTACAAAACACAGGAGAACTCGGTAGAGATATCGTTGGTATTAAATCCTATGTTTTCTTAGATACTTTTGATAGTTTATATGGTACTGTAACCGGCGCATTTGCTAATCGAGTAATTACTATAGATCCACTGACAAGAACCTATAGAGATACGGTATTTGATTACTTAAAATATTTTAACAAATCAAAAAATTTAAATAATAATCCAATAATACCACAACTTAAAAATAGGTTAGGCAAAACCGCAAATGAAAATTATGATGCGGTTTTAAAGGTATTGACTTCAAATGCCAATCAAAAAAAGGCAATAGGTATCAGTGATGAACCTTGGAATGTGGCAAATGATGTGAGAGTGGAAAATTATGTGCCAAATCGAACAGCACAACTTTCACTTTCTCATTATTCGAGAATAAGATTATCAGTTTCTGGCGATCCAAACTTAACTGTCGGAATGATAATTCAAATAATTTTACCATCTAAAAGAAGTGCT